CTGGGTAGCTAGGTTGGCCACGCGTAGGATACGTGTGCATACCGGACGCGGTAGGGTGCTGGTAGGTATGACCTACAGCAGCAGTCTCAGGATGAGGGTGCAAGCTCTCCGGTAGTACCGGCGTTGGACTTCGAACCTGTGATAGGGGACTCGCGATTAAGACAAGCACCGGTAGGTGTGGTTGAGTTAGAATGAATGCGCTAGGACACCGTGGAGTGCCAGACGGGCAAGTTAGCTACTTTGTAGTGGGTGACGGTTTGACAAAGCACGGGTGGTAAGATTGCCGTGCAAAAGAAATTCCTCTTTAAAGGATGCTTTGGTTAGAGTTTGTGATGAGTATACATGCACGTGAGGAGGTGGATACTGTGAAATTTTCCACTAGGGAAGGCCTACCCGAAAGTAACACAAGGCACGTAGCTGCTGTTGGCGACGGCTGGCAGTCAGAGACCAAAGAGGTGGGAGTACGTGGTGACCGAAACATCGCGGAAAGCATCGGGGAGCAAACAAGTGGGGTGGCGGCGACCACCCCCCTCCTTGGACGCAGCGTCCCTGCCCTGGCGAAAGGGGGGGGTGCAACTCCAGGGATGGCCCGATCAATGGACGGGCCTGGCAAGAAACCGGGGACACGGACCCGGCGGACGAAGCATATGATATGGCGAGACAAGATGTGGAAGAAATTCCAACCAAGGGTGGCAACCGAGAGCTCTGTTAGCGACGCAGTTGAAGTCCGCACCATTGGCTACTACAAACCAGATTAGATGAGTGGGTTTGTTAGAGCAGCGGTGGTGGCTGGGCTGGGAATTTTAGCGGCGAGAGCGGCTGGAGTTGTTGGTAGGTTGGGGTTGACTGAGGCGGAGAGGGCGAGGCGCTTGGCTAGGAACTTGGCTGAGGAGCAGGAACTCTTTGCTGAAGGATCTCTGCATAGCCGTAGGGGGTACCAGGTGGTGAATGACCGTGGTGACCTTCTTGCATTGTATGAGGTCCGTGCGGCACAAGGTGAGGCTCTCGCGCAGATGGAGCGGGAGTGGGACGCGAGGAGGATCAGGAGGGCCTTGTGGAGGGCCCGGGCGCTGTTGAGCACCTGTCGTGGTGTTCTGGCAGCCCAGGCCGCTGCAGTGCAGCGAGGCCTGATTCCGGAAAGGTACTGGATCGATGACGAACACATCCGGCACCTTGGGGCTGTTCTCAGGAGGAGGATGGTTGTTGTGCGATATCAGGCGGTGCGTGATGGCGCTGCCCGGATATGGGCGCGGGTGAAGGCGGAATGGCAGCGTTGGCTGTATTCACGCCATCTCCTGCATCTGGGATATTCAAACGCCCCTAGGCGAGGGGCAGCGAGGGTGGTTGGTGTGCCAGTGCCAGCCATCTTGCCGGTTGTTTCCGGCCCCATTGGAGTTGGGGTGCAAGCCGCTGCAGAGGATGCAGTGGTGAACGCCGTTAGGCGAGGCACCTACAACACATGGGCGCGGTCGGTTTTGCATGAGGTGGAACCGGAGGCGGAGGACCGTGAGGCGGTGGCGGCAGTGCGCGCGATTCAGAACGCGATCACTGTCAGTGGTGCCGCTGGAGCCGTCGGGAATGGAAGTGTCGAGGAGCCTGAAGGGCTCGCGGTGGATCGAGAGCGATCCCGTTTTGACACAAATGGTGGGCCGTTCGGGGTCCATGATGAGGACGATTTTCGGGCGAGCGTGCGTGCGCGGAATGCTGCAATTTTGGGGTACCGCAATGCGAAACGGCAGCACCCAGCGAATGTGTTGGCTTGGGAGGCACGGCGCGACGCGTGGCAGGCACAATTTGGGGGCAATCCAGCACACCCATTCCTGGATGTGTACCCTGTGGCACCTGTGAAGAGTGTGGCTGTCATTGGTGGGGAGTTGTACAGAGAAAAGTACGTGCCCACGCTATGGAGCCGGTTCGCGAAGGCGGTTGTGGCTGCGGAAGTCGACAAGCAACGTTGTGAGGTGAGTGAGAGGTGGTTTGGTGAATACCGTGATTTGGACGGCCTTGCACATTACCACAAGGAGGGCTTTGTTTGGTTTCGGTACCTGTCGGCGGCTGTTGAGCAGCACAGGCAAGCTGAGTTGGCAGATATGCTAATGGCATTGGTGAATGTTGTTGGCGAGGAAGGTGATGAGCCTGCCCAGTTTGTCACGAGGGTTACCGCCATGACATGGCTCAAGCGGAGGCTGTTCAGTCTGGTTCCAGACAAGAATGGTCCATGGCGACGACGTGAGTTTGACCGGCTGAAGCGCGCAATCCGCGGGGCGAAGGTAGTGTTGGCACAGGCGTCAGTGAGGATTGGCCCAATCAAGGTGGAGACGGAGTTGGAGAGGAGGAGCGCTTACATAGCTTTGGGCGAGATGGCCACCAGGTTGGAGAGAGAGGGTGAACCGGCGTTGCGAGGTTTGCGCATGTGTGACGTGTGCAAGTGTGCGGTTTACATCACTTCCAGGGGCTATGGAGTTGCGCTACCTCTCGCTGTTGGGAGAGTCGCTCCGTACTGAGGGTGCCCCGTTCTTAGAAAGGCTGTTACTGTTCAGGTGAAACTGGGCTTTCGCGACGCGGCTGTATCTGAGGATGTGGGTATGTACGTGGTGACCAAGGACAGATATAACATCTGCATCCCTGAGTTTGTTGGGAAGCCGCTTTCAAACTTCAATCACAACGAAGATAATTTGATGGAAGCGGTGGAGAGGCGAATTTTTACCGTCTCGGATGGTGCAGGTGGGTTTGTGTCATGTCCTAAGGCCAAGGTTGGTGCTTGGGACGAGATGTATGAGTTGAAGGAAGTGCTCGTGCAGTTGGCTGCCACTATTACAAATATTCGCAAGGCGACGTATGATGAGTTTATAGCCTCACGTCCAGCGCGAACAAAGGCGGCTTATGCTAGAGCTGTGGATAAGGCCAAGGTTGGTGGAGTGCAGAAGTCACACTCCACAATTCATCCCTTTGTCAAGAACGAAAAGGTCGATCCAACTAAGGCCTGTAGACTTATTAGTCCCCGGCACAAAATTTACAATATCGAAGCAGGAAGGTACCTGTGGGTGGTGGAGAAGCCGTTGTATAAGGCTATGGGACGGGTGTGGGGTGACCAGCCCGGGCGAGAGAATACTATTGCTAAGGGCATGACGGTGGAGCAAATAGGTTCTGCGATGAGAGAGAAGTGGGATTTCTTCGATGACCCGGTTGGAGTCGGGTTAGACGCGGTCAGGTTTGACCAGCATGTTGGGGTTCCCGCATTGAAGTGGGAGCATGCTGTATACCTTGGCTGCTTTGGAGAAGATGCCTTCTTAAGGAAATTGTTGCATTGGCAGTTGAAGAATAAGTTTGTTGTCAGAATTGATGGGCTACGGTATGTCTTTGAAGTCCAAGGAACACGAATGAGTGGTGATATGAATACGGCGTTGGGAAACTGCCTTATCATGTCCATGTTGGTGTTCGCTTGGTGTAGGCATGTCAGGATAGTGGCCAAGTTGATCAATAATGGCGACGATTGTGTTGTCTTCATGGAAAGGAGGGACCTGGCGGCATTCTCTGCTGGGTTGGCGGACTGGTTCCTAGCTAAGGGTTTTGAGATGAAGGTGGAACCAGCTGTCGACGAGTTTGAGAAAATTGAGTTTTGTCAGATGCACCCGGTGTGTGTCGGAGGGCAGTGGGTCATGGTGAGAAACGTCTTCACCGCCATGACAAAGGACACCATGGCCCTGGGCGTCGTCGATTTGGACGGATATAAGAGGTGGATCCATGCTGTCGGAACATGTGGATTTAGCCTGTATGGGGACATGCCTATCTATCGCTCGTTATATCAAGCGATGATTAGGAACGGTATTGCAAGCAACGTTAATAAGACCTCGTTGTTTGACAATAGTGGCATGGTTCGTCTTTCGAAGGTACCTAGAGTCCGGTTAGAGGACCGACAGGGTGTGTTGGATGAGACTAGGTTGAGCTTCCAGCGCGCGTTCGGCGTGACGGTTTGGCATCAGAGGGAGACTGAGGAGCTGTTCGACGCGTGGAGGGGTGTCAGCCCGCTTACGCATGGTGTTATATATAGCGGGCTGCACCACTTGTCCTATGGGAAATAGGCGATTGTTGATAGGTGGATATCAGGTTGATTTATTTTGTACATATTTTTGTTGTATATACCTTTGTTTGGGAGGAGAGTGTTGATAGGTCATTGGCACGTTAGATACACACATGGTGAATGGAAAGAAGAGTGGATCAGGAAAGAAAGTGAATAGAAACAGTAAGCCTGGCAAGAGAGGAATTCCGAGAGTGAAAGGTAAAGGTGACTATAAGGTGGTGATTGATAAGTTGGATAGGATGATGCGGGCTGTTCCTCGGGGGACGTTCGCGGCGATGGGTGGCGCGGCTGGTGGCCCGGTTGGGGCTGCCATTGGTGCCGGTATTTCTGCTGTGACTGGGTATGGCGACTATACGGTTACTTCGAATACATTGGCCAAGAGGTCGGCAGCCGTGAATGAGGTTCCCAGTTTCAGTTTGGGGAAAGGCATCAGGGTCCAGCACAGGGAGTATTTGTCGGAGGTTTTGGTACCCGCTAGTCCTGGAACGTTTACTAACAGGTCGTTCAGGTTGAATCCGGGCAACGGACTCATGTTCCCTTGGCTAAGTAAGCTGGCTAATCAATACCAGCAGTACAAGGTTAGGGGGATGGTGGTGTACTTCAAATCAACATCCTCGGAGTATACTGCAGCGCAGGCGCTTGGCTCTATTGTCATTGCCACTAATTATAACGTGGTTGATGCCAATTATGCCAATTTGATCGAGATGCAAAACAGTGAATTTTGTGTTTCGGCTAAGCCTTCGCTGAGCTTGGTGCATGCCATTGAGTGCGATCCTTCCAAGTGCGCGTATAAGCAATATTATACCGCATCTGAGAATCTACCAGTGTCACCGACGAATGACTTTGCTAACGTGCAAGTGGCTACTGCCGGACTTGCTGCAACTGCGGGGTCATCGTTGGGACAGCTGTGGATTTCCTACGACATCGAGCTAATCAAGCCGGTGATCGGTGTGGGTGGGTCTACCATTGCTAACCTTGGCAGTGGGACGTACTTCAATTGGGCTGCTTCCCTGGGTGCTCCTCTGGGAGATGCTACCAACTTGGTTAGCTTTACCGCTAGTCAAATTAGAGACTACAATTGGACTAATCGGGTTACAGTGAACAGGAATGGACTGTTGGGCACCGATGGGTCTCTGATTGACATTTCGCTCATTGGCGCTGCTAACAGGTTATCGCTGTATAGGGCTGGGGAATATCTTTTCAATTTGTGGCAGGTCGGGACGGTAATTCCGTTAACAGGTTACGTAATAAATGCTGGTGTGAATTGCACAATCAGCATCGTGGCCAACGGTAGTGCTAGCTCGAGTAGTGCATCAGCGGTGTGGAGGATAACTGTGCCTTCTGCGTCATATACTGTGCCTGCTACATTTGACCTTGATTGGGTGAGTTCTGTTGCGAGTGTTACGCAGAGTGTTTTGCAAATCACGTATAGCCCCTCGTGATGGTGGCATGGTTGTGTGTAGTCTAGTGTAGGGAGGCCATGCAGGCGCATAGGTGCGTGCTGTGTGAGAGAGATAGAGAGCGCTTCGTTGGGGGGTGGGACTCCATGGCTGTGACAAACCATGGAGCCCGAAAGGGGTCTGTAAGATGTCATCGGTTTGCTACCGAACCAGTATAAGTGTACATCCTAGCATAAGCAGGGGGGGCAATACTCCTGCGAGGGTGGTCGCGAAAGCTTAAATCCCGAAAGGGGGC